TGTATTTATCGTTTCTAAGGTCACGGGCGGAACCTGCGGCGAAAACTCGTTGAATGTTACCCTAAAACTGAGGCGGGCCGCGACTATTTGCTGCACTGTGCGGCTGTCGATCTGCGGCTGATAGATTGTCACGGACTGCGGGGACCGCTGCCACACTAGCCCGCGCAGGCCCAGGTACGTGTATTCGGCGGCCATAAGGATATTACGGACTAACCGCAGCGCGCGCTGTACCTCGAATGCGGCCTCCTCGTCGCCGGCTTTATAGCCCCCCGCCACAACGTTAGCGCTGCGGCCGTAGCCATAGCAATCGACGTTGAAAATCGCTTCGGTCTTTTGACGCCCCACGACATTGCTTGCGCCGGGGTCAAAATTGCTGTTGTCGTACCAGACATTGACCAGTGGCGTGCCGTCGGTCGCGACGCCGTCCTCGCCGCCCTGGAACTGCTCCCACGGGTTGGCTCGCTCGGTAAATACGCGCAGCTTCCACTGATTCGGGTCTTTACCGGCTGCAGTGGCGAGGATCTGCTGATTCGCGACTTCCGTCACTAGGATAGTGGCGATCCGGTCCCGGACGATTTCAAACGTGTCTTGCTTGTCGATTAGCTCGGATATCACGAGTACGTCTCCAGCATGCAAACCACAACGCCAAGCGCTCGGTCCGGCATTGATTCGCTCACTTTGAACGTGTAGGGCAGGCCGTTAATGTCGTTAAATTGAACGACCCACGGTTTTAACGCCGTGTCGGACACTTGTTTCGGCAGGCCAAACCCGGCGGCGTACAGGTTAGAAATCCGCAGTGTTATAGACGCCTGGCGCCCGCTTACCGCTTGCCCTGTATCGGGGTCGATTACCTGTGAAATGTCGTTAGAAAAACCGGTGAACGTATCGACGAGCCCGTTTGGGTCCGTCAATGTTATAGGGTAGCCAAACCCGCCGACGCTATCCTCGAGGATAAACGCCAGATCGGCCTCGGCTTGCTCGCGCAGGCCCATAATTAGGCGACCACGATGCCGACTTTGATAAGATTTTGCAGCGTCTCATCCCCGCCGGTAACGTCTTTCGCGAATATCGCCTCACCAGGCCCCAGGACGCCGCGACGCGTGGTTACGGCTCGGCCCTCCGCCACTACAGGCCCGGAGAGCTGCGGCTCGTCGGCTTGCGTGTCGGTGTCAGCGTCGCGCTTTTTGGCGCGCAGATCCGATACGAGGCTGACCAGCTCGTCGTTTTTTAAACCGTCCGTATCAATCGCCAGGTTTAGCTCGCCTGAAAGGTCTTGAGCTTCGCTGATCAGTTCTTTATTGCTAGGCATAATTGCATCCCTATTTTACAAGCGGTAAAACGGGCCCCCGATCTGGAGGCCTGTTTTTATGCTGGTACAGTCGTCAAACAGGCGTACCCGTCAATCTGGACCGGAATCATTAGCGGCCGGCTTTCCAGCTCGCCCATGATCTGCTTACCGTTCGGCGTTGCGTAGACGTTTGGCGTTACGTCGAAATTGCTTCCGGCGTCGCGACTGGTCATACGGCCGGGCAACAGTCCAGCGACACGAGGATCTGGGCCCAAGGGCAATGGAACGCGCGCGCTCGCCATGTCCAGCCGGGTTTTAGTCGACAGCATGATCACGTTGTTGGTGCCGACGTAGGGAACCGGATTTCCGTTGGCGGGGTTGTCGTAGGTGTCCGGGTACGACCAGAGCTGGAACCGGTAGTTTCCGATCCAATAAAAGCCATACATGGTCGCGCCCGAATCCATAAACTGCGGCGCAATTTCGATCAATTCGTAACGACGGTTATCCGCCTGCGCGATAACGCTCGCGTTTGACAAAAAGTTAGAAATGGCCGACTCGCCCATGATCAGGAGGTCCGGGTTTACCTTGCCGTCGGACCGCACGACCTTGGCCAGCGCTTCGAGATCCGCCAGCGGAACGGCTGCTGCATCGCTCCAAGCGACCGCAACGTTCGGAAAGTGCGTTGATTTCGGCTTAAAATCCAGCTCGTAAACAGTCGCGCCCGCCGCGTCGGTCAAAATCAGCTTGCCGGTTTGCAGGACTTGCGACGCCTGGAGCTCGACAGCGCGCTTGATCTTGTCGTCAACCAGCGTAAAGCCCTGCGCCATCATGGCCACGAGTTGGCCGGCGTACTCGGTATAGGCTGCGGTGTAGGGGTCTACGCCGGCCATACGATTCAGCAGGTCCGACACGTCCAGCGGGAACGCTTCGCCATACGCTGGCGGAGTAAATTCCTTGGTCGTGAACTGGTCGAAATCGTTAAGATTGGGCCCGGTGCTTTTGCGGATTGCAATAGCCACGGCCTCGCCGAAACGCTGAATATCAATCGCGACCTTGTCGCCATTGTAAACGCCGCCCGGTTTAATGGTAAAAAAGCGCGACAAAAACCCGTTCGGGCTGCGCATTTGGCTGAACATCTGAGTCCAGCCTGCTCGTTGCAATTGTACGGCCATACTCCGGACTCCTTACTGGTTATCGAATGCTGATAGCTGAACGGTAGACAGCGCAATAATGCTGTAGTCCCGTAGCTGGTCAAGAACGGCCGCGTCGACTTCGCTGTTGTCGGCATCGGCTGCGATTATGAGCTGCGACGCACGGATCTCCCCGCCTACAATTGGCCGTGCCGCCAGGGTAGCAGCGCCGGCGGAGGCCAACTGATAGATCAATACCGCAACCGGTACGCCGTTGGCGTTAGTCGTGCCGCCCTTTACAAAAGGGATTAGCAGCAGCGACACCGAATCGCGCGCCAGAATCGTACCGGCCGCCAGAGTAGCCGCGCCCGCAAAACGAACCAAATCGTCTTTATGGACTGGATTCCAGACCCGGATACCGTTCGTGGTGTTGGTTGTGATTTCAATGTTAGACATGGTTAACTGCCCCCGCTTCTACGCCGCAACGCTCCATAGCAAACGCCAAAATATCTTTTTCGGCTTTTGCGTCTTTGGTAGGTGCGTCGGCTTGGTTAGCCGCAACAGCGGCAAGAGCGGCCGCGGCGTCGCCGTCGTCCGCAGCGCGGTTGTCAGTGTCGCGTCGGTTCATGCCTGCGGTCATATATTCCGACTGCAGAGTTAAGGTCATGGCCGAGCCTTCTTTGATCGCGGTCACGGCCGTAGCCATGATACCGGCCTGCGCGCCCATGTTAAGATGCGCGACCACGCGGTCTCGCTCGCCTTCGACTCCGACCTGCATCGCCGCCGCATAGACGTCGGGATACTTGGCCTTTAACTCGTTAAGGTCCATTTTTCCGGCCTCTGGTTGTTTCCCGCTATTGCGGGCGGTGGGGTTGTTGGCACTCCCGACGACTCTTAGGGCGGTTGCCCCTATGCCGTCGATCATACCTCGCTTTAATGCTTTTTCTGCTAGATACGTTCCGCCCTGGCCGAAATTGGCGTTTACGTCGTCGGGCGTCATGCCACGGCCGCGCGCGATAGCGTCGACAAAAATTTCGTGCATCGCGTCTAATTCTTCCACGACCATCGCCCGGCCTTCACTTGTCGACAGGTCTGGACGCTTGCGCGGCGCTTGTGTGCTGGTCAGTGTAACCGAATCCTCGCGGACGCGGAACTCCGCAGCAACGCCGATGCTGCCGATACGAGCCGCCCGGTTCGTCGCTGTAATCTTGTCGGCCTGGCTGGCCATCGCGTAAGCAGCGGACGCGCCGACGCCTGAAATGGCGGCCGAGGTCGGTTTCTTTGCCGCCTCAATGGCCGCCAGCGCATCAAACAAACCGTCGAACGCGCCGCCAGGGCTGTCGATCGCGAAAATTATCTCGTCGATTTCGTCGTTTTGCTCGGCTTCGGCAATCGCCTGAATGATCATCGGGTATGTGGTGTTCCCGCCACCGAACAACATCGACATAAAATCGGGTTTTTTGGTCATTACGCCGGTGATCGCAATCTCGGCGCATCGGCCGGCCGTCGACAAAATGCGAGACGTATCGCTCCCGCCGTCTTCGCCGTAGTCGTTCGTAGATCGTACCTCGTACTCCGCCTGCTGTTCGGCCGTTGGGGCCGCGCCGGAATTTATTGCCGCTTCAAGTCGTTCTCTAACTCCGGGCTCTAATAGCCACATTTAAAATACTCCCGTTTTATCGCATCTTAGGCGCGGCGGTTTTATAAGTCAAAAAACCTCTATGAGCTGCCATCGTGCAAATCCTCGACAAGTGAGATCATGGACTCGGTTTTTTCCTGCAGCGCGGCCATTGCGCCCGCAGCCGCGTCGGGCCCGAATTCTCTTTCCAGCTCCAGCGTTGGCCGTATTGCTTCCGCCAGCTGTTCGTTTTCGCGTTTTAATCGCTTAACGTTTTTCGAGAATTTCGTGCCCGTGGTAATTCGCGCTTCGCGTGCCCGGGTAGAGTAACCCCCCTCGACAAGCAAATTCGATGCTTTAACCTGTTTGAACATGTCAGTCGACGGCTTGATTGAGCCGTACCAGTCAACCGTTACCCACGCGCCAAACACGTCGAATTGCTTAGGGTCCCGCCACGCTTCCAGAAATCCGGGCGCGCGGATCTTGCGCTGCAGTGTTTCGCTGATCAGCCATTCGACGTAAATCGGAGAACAAAACGTCTCGCCAAAATCGCCCCAGATTTTATTTAAGTAAATCTTAAACTCGTTTATGGCGGCCTGGCTGGCGGAATAGTTGTTCGAGAACGCCAGCGTCAAAATTTCCGGCGGGATCTCGTTTGCCCACGCGATAGCCTGGACGATTGACTCCTCGAATTTTCCGAAATCTATGTCCGTCCCTTGGCTGTGAAATCCGACCGGCTCCTCGCCCTGCTGCAGTTCCTCCATGACCACGCCTGGGATCGAGTTCGCGAGGTTAAACTCCCGCGGCCCCTCGTCCTCGTCGTGTACGGTCGCCGTGTCGCGGCGGATAGCGCCGTTAGACATGGGCAACGTACCCGGCTTGGCTTCGGTTTTCTTAATGTACATCGCCAGAATTGAGTTAACGACGGCTTTACGCTGCGCGCTGTCCCGGTAGCGATCAATTTCTTTTAACGACTGCAGCACCAGCGACAGCAAAGGCTGCCCGCGAATATCGTCGAGGCGCTTGTCCGTGCCATACACCAGCCACGACAGCCGGCGCCCTGTGCGCGAGCCATAGGCCGGTAGGCGCTTTGTCGTGCCGTCAATCTGGACGACCCAATGCGCGACCACGCGCCCGCTGGCGTCCTGCTCGACGCCGTAGGTGATCGTATTGCCCGCGCTTAAACCCTGATTACCGCCGAGCGGGGTGCGTACCTTTTCGCCGCCGATCAGCTGTATGGTCGGCAGGCCTGTACGCTGAGAGGTGCGCAGGACGACCAGGACGTCGCCCGCGATAAGCGCCTCGGCCCTTGCCGCGCGTTGTATTGCGCCGAACGTCAGGTGGCCCGTGTGGTGGCACGCTTCCGGCTGTTTGCCCCAAATGTTGTACCGGTTTTCGACGGTCTCGGTCCAGTCGTTTAGACTTTCTTCGGGTACGCCGATGATGTCCTCGTCGGGCGCGGCTTCCGGCGTTAAGCCGGTGTTTATCTCGTTGGTTACGAGCCGACGGATTAGGCCACGCGCATATAAATTTTCATTGAAAAGCTGCGTCGATCGAGCGCGCAGGGTCCAGTAGTCCACGGCCTGCAGTTCGGTCGCGCCAAACCCGCCGAGGAACTTGTCGCCGTCCAGCCAAGTATTAACGACAGGCGCCGGCGACACGTTCGTCATGTACGAATAGGGTTTTAAATCATCGACGCTGTTCTGCTGCGTCATGTCGACCGCGCTGGCGGCCGGCCGCGTTGCGTGCCAAGCTAGGTTTACCGCGCGCTGCAGTATGCTCTGTTTCTTTACCATCCCGGCCTCACATTAATAACGGCGCCGCCCAAACCGAGCCGCGCCTCAAGCGTCACCAAGCGATTCATAAGGCTGTCGACTTCGGCTCGGATCGAGGACAGGTCTGCACGCGTTACGGTCTGCCGGGTCTGCCCGGTGTCGATCGTGTACGACTGGACGCTGCCTTGCGAGAGTTGCGATTCCGCTTCTTCCCACGCGATGATCAGCTCTTTCGTTCTAGTGATCCGATCAAGCCAAAATTGACGGCTGGACATAGGCGGCGCTCTGCATAAAAATTAAAAACGTAGTCCGCAGATTAGTCGCGCGGCCTTGTGAAGTAAAGTTCTTCCCTCTCGACATAGTCCCAAAAGACACTCCAGTCGATCGACTCTAACTCAAAATGCTGGATGCATATCGAATACGCCAGGATCTCGACCGCGGCGTGCCCGTACCCGAGCAGATCCCATAGTTCCTGTCGAGCGTTGCCCGGCCTGTACCAGAAATAAGTTACGTTGCCCTTTCCGTCGTCTTTTTCCCGCCGGGTTTCGATCGTCAATTCTTTGAGCGCGGCGTCGCTTATGTCCACGGGTGCGTTGAAATGATAGGGGCTCTGCTCGCCGGACTCCTCGGTCCAGTCGCGGCGCAGAACGGTCGCCAAGCGGTCTTTGTAGTGGTCTACGAGGATCCGGTAACCGATGGTCCCGGACTGGGTTGTAAACTCGGCGAACTCCTGGATCCTTTGGTTTTTGGCAGGCCTGTCCCGGCCGAGGATCGGAAAGACGCCCGAGGCGTAGTCGGAGCAAAACGTGGTGATCGTATCGTTTGCGTAACCCGCATCGACCAGCGTTAAAATTATTCGGTATTGCTTGCCGTCGTCGGCCGTGTAAATTGTTTCTTCGATCAGCTTGCGCAGCCGGCCCCAAACCGGCGAGCTGATCTCGCTGCAATCTTTACCCTCGAACCGCCAATAGTCGATCAGGTAGCAACGCAAATCGCGAGCCCATCCCATAACCGTAACGGCGATGTTCGCTTTTTGAACGTCGACTTGACACGTCAAAAACAGAATCGGAGATCCGGAGTATTGCGTCGCGTAATGGTTCGGGATCTGGCCGAGCCGGTAGACGGCGCGGCGGTGTCCGGACACGCTTGTAAATCTGACCTTCGAGCCCATGACCTCGAACGGCTCCGCCAGCACGTTGTTATAAAAAACCTGGTATTTGCCAATGTCGCGGACCTTACGCTCGGCTGGGTCGTACCCTTTCAGGTAGGCCGAGACGCATTTATACCAAGGCTGCATTCCGATCGGCGAGTACATGGCCGGCA